TACTGCCGCAAGTTATGGCGCTGCTGGTTCTGTTGCTACATTTACAGTTGATGCTCAGGGTCGCTTAACTGCTGCTGCGAACTCAACAATTTCAATCACTGCTTCTCAAATTAGCGATAGAGCAACAAACCTTGTTACTGGCTTGACTGGCACTGCTAATGAAATTGCAGTATCTAATTCTGGAGTTGGTGCTGTAACAATCAGTTTGCCATCCAATGTCACTATTTCAAACAACCTTACTGTAACTGGTGATTTAACCGTACAAGGCAATACAACAACTCTCAATACAGCAACTCTTGTTGTTGAGGATAAAAATATTGTTTTAGCAAATGTTGAAACACCAACAGACACAACAGCAGATGGCGCTGGATTTACCATTAAAGGCGCAAGTGATAAAACACTTAACTGGGTTGATGCAACAGATGCTTGGACTTCATCAGAGCATTTTAATCTGCTTAGCGGAAAAGTGTTTAAAATAAACGGAACAACGGTATTGAGTGGAACAAATCTTGACAATGTTACTGTTGATGGTGGTACTTTTTAATTAGGAGAATCAATGGCTAACATTGTAAAACTTAAAAGATCTGGAACTGCCAATGCAGCTCCCGTTGCTAATTCTTTAGAACATGGGGAGCTTGCAATTAATTATGCTGATGGGATCTTATTCTATAAAGATGCAAGCAATACTGTTATTTCTTTTAGCATAACAGATGCAATCGCCAGTTCAAATCTTGATACAGATCTCGCTGATTTAGAAGTATCCGTAGCCATGCAAACCTTCTAGGGCTTGGAATAGCTTCTCTGTTATAATTGAATATTATGGATGATGTAAAAATAAACACAAGTAAGACATTAACCCTTACTTTGCCAAGCGATCCTACATCCAACATTGTATCAGCAAGTCTTTATCACGAGTTTGGTTCACTGGTAAGTGGCCCAACTAATGCTACAAGAACAAGTGCTGGCGTTTATACAATTACTTACGGTCAACAGGCTTCTGGTATTTATGTTTTAAATTCAGCCGGAAGGCATAGAGTTGATTTTACTTATACGATAAGCGGAACATCATATACACAATCTCAATACATAAATGTTTATACACCGTATTATGATGCTGATATATTTTTTGAAGAACACCCTGATCTTGAAAATGATTTTTATGACAAATTTGATTCTTATGAAAAAAAAATTAGAAATATAATTAATACATTTTGTGGTCAATCTTTTGAATTTTATTCAAATAAATATTTTATATTAAACGGAAATAACAAAAGCACACTGCCTCTTCCTTTACCGATAGTAAATTTAAAAACAGTAACTATGAATGTTGGTGATGAGGATGAAGTGCTACTGCACGATTCGTCTGATTCCTCAGTAAACAATATGGAAAAATCTAGAGAGCCTTTTAACTTCCAGTCATCAAATTGGATTCAGTTCAAGAATTCATACCTAGATAGTGTGCAGAAAATTGTTGTAACTAATAAATTTAATTCAGACGATGATTACAAAGTTGTTGGCGATTTCGGCTGGCAATTTGTTCCCAATAATGTTGAGCAAGCATCTGAACTGCTACTTCTTGACATGATGAATGGTGATTCGGAATATAGAAGGCACGGTATGACAACCGTGGATATGGATGTAGTAAAATATCAAACAAAAGATTCATTTTATGAATCAACTGGGAATATTGATGCAGATATTTTGCTCATGGATTACACATTATTTATTATGGATTATGTGGTTTAATTATGGCTTATGGAACATATTTTCGTTTTACCCATAACGGAATTGTTTATACAAAGACAATTACAACAAATGCAGCAGGGCAAAAATATCCGACATTTACAAATGCTGGGGTAATATATTTTCAGTTTCAAACCCCTACATTGTCATCAACAGGCGGAGAAAAAAGAGTTGCCCCATACAACGAAAACATAGCGTATTACGAGGCGATTGTTCCAAATAAATATGATTCGTATATAACATTTTCTAACCGAATTGGATCTGTTAAGGATAGATACGGTAATGCGATTAGTTCAGATGTTTATGAAATTATAGGCATACAGCCTAAATTTTCATACTCTGGAAAAAAACATCATAGTTTAATTATGCTTAAAAGGGTAATAGAACCGCAATGATAAAGTTTATAGTATCCCATAATATACAAAAGTATATAGATAGTTTGAATACTATTTCCCTAGATATACAGACAGCGGCGGCAGAGGCTGCTGTGGCGACTGCACTCAATTTAGAGGAAGTTAACCCCCCATACGCTGTAGTAAACATATCATCTGACGGTAATGAATTTACAATAACTACAGACAATATCGGGTATCAGGAACATGTTGTTGAAGAAGCAAAAGAAGTTTTTATAGATACATTCAATGAGTCTTTTAGGAATTTAAGGAGCGCAAATAATGGGAATTAGTGTTTACGATGTCAATACGCGAGTAAAAAATGACGCTACCGTTATATCAATTGCCGGGAAAACAATGAATTTTTTTCCGGTGGTGGCGACTGGAAACGAGCCAGCCCCTTTTGTTACATATTTATACCAGCCTAGGGTTCCTGATGTAGAGCAATATTGGTTGAGGTGCGATTACATAAGATACTCTATTTTTGATACAGACGCAGCAAGACTTTTTGCCCTGTCAGAAAGGTTTATAGCTATACTTTCAATTGGTGATTTAGTTGCTCAAACCAACGGAATTGTCAATACGGAAGTTAGAAATTTAAGCTCCTATATGGTCGGATCAAGCCTGGCTGCCCCTATTGAAAAAGAAGGCTGGTACAGAATGAATCTTGATTTTAAAATTAAAAATGTTGATAATTAGTGTGGTATACTAGATATTGCGGTAAAACGCATAAAAGAATTGTGTTATAATAAAATATGGGATACACTACAATTACATACATTGGAAAAGAATCTGGCTACGAGGTAAAGATCTCTGGCAAGGTTTATAGTTTTGAATGGATGAAGGGTTTAGGTATCGGCAAACGTGAAAACGAAGTCGGTATTGAGGATTCACAAAAAATCGCTAAATGGCGAGACAAAAAAGGCCGAAAAATTTTTCGGTTAGATTAAATCAGGAGGATTTAAAATGGCAGTAACAGTAGCAAATATTGTTGTTGGTGAGGCTACAATTCAGCTTGGCACTAACGCAAATGCAACCAGTATCTCAACGATGAATGCGTTTACAGATGTTGGAGCAACATCAAACGGTGTTGAAATTTCATGGGAACCAGAAGTGGTTGACATTGAAGTTGATCAATTTGGCGATGCCGCTAAGTTGATTCAATCAAAAGTAAAGGTTATGTTGAAGACAACCCTTGCAGAAGGAACTTTGACTAACTTGACAACAGCTTGGAACTATGACACTACGGATATCGTAGCAACTCAAGATGGTGCAAGCACTCAGACTTTTAATTTCGGAACACAATCAGTGTACCCAAATGAGAAGGGAGTCGTAGTAACCGGCGCAGCCCCAGGCTCAAGCGCAGTAGCGATTAAGACTCGTAAATTCTATGCCAAGCGTGCTGTTTCAATGGAATCATCAATGATTTCAATGAAGCGTGCCGAGGCAACGATGTTTACGGTAGGCTTCCGTATTCTTCCAACCATTGCAGACAGTGGTTATGAGTACGGCAAAATCGTTGACCAAACGTAATATTTAATAAAAATCAAATATAGTTTGTAAAAGCTTGAAGCTCCCTAGTAATTTGTGGTAAACTTATTACTAGGGAGCTTCGGCTTTCTTCTTAACAAAAGGAACAGGTGATTAAATTGGGTAATATAAATAAAGATATTTTGGCCGGTAGAGAAATTCTATTTGCTGATGGTAAGGTCCGTGTAATCAAACCATTGACAATTCGTAGTCTTCGTAAGTTTATGAAAGTTGTTAAAGATCTCAAGACTGAAGATACATTGTCAGATGCTGACATTGATGTTATGGTTGAAGCTGCAGGCATTGCCCTATCAGTTGTTGATCCAGAACTTGCTGGTAATAAAGAAGCTTTGGAAGATGTGCTTGACTTGCGTTCATTCGGTGAAGTAATGTCAGCCGCAATGGGGTCAGACCCTTCCTTGTAAGCGGAGAGGATGGAGAACCTCTCGGTTGGGAGGACATTCCTCTCCTCAAGTATGAATCCGAACTATTTGTTAAAACGGGTTCATGGTTGAACTTATATGAATTAGAAAACAGTCTAACACTAAATGAGCTGTTTTTATTATATCGCGCTTGCACGAACGAAACTTCTACAAGCATGAAGATTGCTGCAGCAGCACAGGGCGCTGATGTTGATTTTGAAGAAGACTGGTATGATCCTGCACCTAAAGCTCAAAAAACAGGGGCAACAGCTATGGAGTTACAATCTAAAGGCATTACTGGGTTTGGTATGGCTACAGATGAAGACAGAAGGCAGGCGTTCCCCGAGTTGTATGCTGACAAACAATAATAAATTGCTTAAAACAGTTTATTGTGCGATAATTTATAGTACAAACTATGTCTGATGTTAGCGGGAATGAAGCGTCAATTAATATAAATGCCGTTGTTACAGACAACGCTACATCCGCTACGGCAATAATTAACAACCAACTCCAGATTCTGGCTCAGAATATCGCATCTCTGGCAACAAGGGCACAGAGTGCTAGTAATTTAACAAGTTCTTTAAATAAAGCTTTGGGTCTAACAGCATCAGGTTCTTCAAGGGCAAGCGCTGAAGTTGGAAAATATTCAAGAAATATACAAATACTTGAGCAATCTCTTAAAAACGCAAGAGTTGAAGCTGATTTCTTACAAAAAAATCTTAATGCAATTAAAGCTTCTAATACAACAAATCCTCAATTTGGGCAATACTTGCAACAATATTCATCTCATTTGAATTCCGCAATAATTAATCAAAAATCTTTTAATAAAGTTGTAAGAGGAAATGATTTAAGGAATTATGGTCAACAACTTAGGTCTGTTGGCATGGCTGCTCAGCAATCTGGTTATTATTTTTCAAGAAACTTTTCTGCTCCAATTATTTATGGTTTAAGAGAAGTGTTTTATAATTATGCAAAATTAGAAACACAAAATATTAGAGTTACAAAATTGTTGGCTGATAATTTTGTGGGAACGGCTACGGCTTCAAATATTGATTTAGCAAAAAAAGCTGTTGCTGAGCTGGGTATTGAGCTAGATAAGATAACCGCAAAGTGGGGCATCTCAAGATTACTTGTTCAATCTTTGGCCGGTGATTATGCAGAACTCGGAATTTCCAGTAAAGATATGTTGTCAACAATGGTTTTGATTACAGCAGAAATGGAAAAACTTGGTAATTTGGATATTACTGCATCGCAAGAATTTGTTTCTTCAATGTATCAAAACATTTTGAAATCAAGAAGGGATCTCGGGATGAGTGTTGACTTGAACACCAAAGAGGTATCCGACAGCATAGCTGCCACATTACGAGGTCAGATGGCGATGTTCAACCTTGTTGAAAACAAAACTGTTATGTCTTTGAGAAACATATCGGAAGCATTCCCAGAAGTCTCTGCTGCAGCAAACTTGTTTGGTCTTAGCATGACTGAGGCTATTGCTTTAGTAACTCCTATGGTTGCGGCCGGTTTCCAACTGGGTGCCTCTGCAAACTCTGTAAAAGTTTCTTTGCAGAGAATGAACGCAATGACGAAACAAAATCAACAAATGGTGGATAGTCTATCCAATAGTATGGATGGGTTTAGCTACTCGTCAGGTGTTGGTATAAGCAATATTCAGCTACTTGTAGATGGGTTTAATGCTTTGAAGGATAATAAAGGGCAACAAGGTGTCCTTGAATTTTATTCAAGATTGTTTGGTGTTCGCCAAGGACCCCGTATGGCAACATCTATTTCGCAACTAGCCCAGTTCCAAGATGCTTTAAGTAATCTTGGCAGGGCAAGAGCGCCAGGGATTCAGCAAACGCAAGAAAATATTATTGCAAAACAATTAGAAGAAAGTATTAACATGCAATTGAAGTTAAAAGGGTTTAATACAATTTCTGTTAACACTATTGAAGATCTATCAAGAATAAACAAAATGGCTACATCAACAATTAAAGGAACAGACAAGCAAACCGCTTTGGCTGCAGCCGTTCAAAAAGGTCAAATAGACGCTCAAAATAAATTA